AAGGATATCTTCTAGATCCTCCAGATGCCGTTTGTCCACATTGTGGAAAGAAGAATAAACCTTGTTCTTATGTAAATAGTTTAAGTCGTTCTTGGGCAAGAAATGAGTGTGCTAAAAAGAATTCAAAACTTTCTTGAAAGAGATCAAGATATTACGGCATATGATGAATGGCATTACATTTATATTACTTTTAGAGAATTGATAGAAGTAATCAAAACTAAAAATAAATAGTTCTAAGTTGCAAAAACTTATGGGACCTCTCCAGTCGCCTCAAGAATACTTGTTCAATTTACAAGCAACAAGTCAATCCGAAGCAAAACGATTATGGAGAAAACAAATAAAAGAAAGTTGGAATCATAAATGTGCTTATTGTGATTCAGAAGAAGATTTAACTTTGGACCATGTTATTCCACAATCAAAAGGTGGATTGGATATTACAAGAAACGTAGTATGTTGCTGCAAATCTTGCAATCAATCAAAAGGACATGAGCACTGGAAGTTATGGTATGTTCAGCAAGATTTTTATTGTGAAAATAAATTTGATATAATAGAAGAGTGGATGAAACCATCCAAACCATCTAATCTTTATTCATATCGTCCAAGAAGAAATAATGCGTCGTAAATATTTTAGAAAAATATTTAATTATTATTTGTGAAAAATCTGAATTACTTTATAATAAACTAAAACTCAAAATGAAAGTAGTACAAATAGGAACAAATAGAGCATTTGATGATTTATCAAATTATCTTATCAATAATTACGAATCAATTGAATTTGGTCTATTTGTAGAACCAAATATTTTGCACATTGATAGTATTAAAGAATGTTATGGAAAATATAATAATATTAATATAGAAAATATTGCGGTCAAAATTCCTTCGTATAAAGAAAATAATATCAAGATTTATTATCACACAAAGGATACTAACTATGAAATATCCTCTTGCAATATTAATCATATTACTTCTCATGTATTATATCCGGGGTCTTCTCTTATCGAAGGTGAAATAAAATCTTTTACCGTTCCTTGTATGACTCTTGAAGAATTATTTTCTAAGTATGAAATAGAAGAACTTGATTGGTTATGCTTGGATATTGAAGGTATTGATGCTGAAATTTTACTTACTTTTGATTGGCAAAAATATAAAATAAAAAGAATTGAATTTGAACATCTTCATCTAGGTTATTATGAAAAAGCAATTCTTAATATGATGATGGGTATGGGATATACAAAGGTAGATTCTTTACACGAATATGATTGGGCTTTTGAAAATAAAAATATAATTTTTACATCAGAAAAATTAAAAAATTTTCCTCCAGTTAATTTTATAAGTATAGAGGAATCTGAAGATAGGAGAGACTTGTTATATCAAAATTTTCAAAAATATGGAATACAAGATATTACTGCTCATGTCTATAAAAAATATGAGGAAGGAGATTGTCAAATAATTGAGGGTCCCTTAAAAATGCTTACTCCAGGAAAAGGTCCGGTTACTTCTCACTTAAAAGCAATTAAAGAGTGGTATGAAAAAACCGAAGAAGAATATGCATTTTTTTGTGAAGATGATTTAAGCTTTGAAAGTGTAAAATATTGGAACTTTACTTGGGAGGAGTTTTTCGATAAATTGCCTGATGATTGGGGATGTGTCCAATTGTGTGTTGTTAGAGAAGATATGTTTTTATTTTATAATCCGGAGGTTAAATTTAGGCATCGCTGTTTTGATGATTGGTCTGGATGTGCATATTTGATTAATAGAAAACATGCTAAATCTTTAGTTGAAAATTATTACCCAGAAGAATCTATAATTTTAGAATACAAAGGAAAAGATAAATTATGTAGAGAACTGGAATTCTATTCTTATTATTTTCTTCTTCCTACTATAGAGAATTTAGTTTATTCTTGTTTTGGTAATGATAAAGTGTATAGTTTCCCCTTGTTTTTGGAAAATATTTCTTTCAATTCTACTTGGTTAGAATATTCTTCAGAAAATCAAACTCCAAATTCTGTAAATTTAAAATCTTATAAAGAAATTCTAAATTGGTGGGAAACTAATGGTAAAAATATTTCATTAAATCAACTTATAAATTTATAAAATGGCAAGAGGTTTTACTGTTAAAGCAAGAACTAATAGATCTTTATCCACCGAACAAAAATTAAATAACTTTCCCTCAATTCATTTTATTGGAATTGATAATAGGTTGGATAGGGTGAGTGGATTTATTTCTATGCTCAAAGATTTTAAAATATCTAAGGTTATTCCGCATATATTTAAAAAATATAGACATGGAGACTGTGACGTAAGATTTTTTAGTCCTCATTATGATCGAGGATATCCTCAGGGACATTTTGGGGCTTTTACTTCTCATTTAAAAGTGTTATATGAATGGTATAATAGCACATGTGAATCTTATATTTTTGTTTGTGAGGATGATTTGAGTTTTGAAACTATTGAATATTGGAACTTTACATGGGAAGAATTTTTTGAACGTTTGCCTGAAAAATGGGATATTATTCAATTGTGCTTACTTAGATATTCTGGTACAATGTTTAATTTCTTTCAACCTGATATTCATTTTCGAAATCGGTGTTGGTGTGATTGGTCAGCTGCTGCTTACTTAATATCAAGAAAGCACGTAAAAAATCTTCTTGATACTTACTATAATGGAAAAACTTTTATCTATGAATATAGAGGATATGATAAAGATATGAGGCATGATGAATTTGCTGCTCCTAGTGTAGAAACAATCATATGTACTAATTTTTCATCAGAAACAAAAATATACACCTTTCCATTATTTGTAGAAGACCTCGAAAGGGGTTATAATAGTACTCACTGGGAGATTGATTTTAGAGATTATTCCAGAAATGAAATATTAAATTGGTGGCAAAATACCGGAAAAACTATGAAATTGGAAAAAATTTTTGGATACTTATGATATTCAATTATATCTTAAAGAAGATTTAATAATTCAAATAAACGCTAAATAATTTTTGATTTATTAAAAAGTTATGAAATTTACAGTTTATTCTAAAGATGGATGTCCGTATTGTACTAAAATTCAACAAGTTTTAGAATTAGCATCTCTTTCGTATGTAACATATAAACTAAATGTTGATTTTACTAAAGATGAGTTTTATTCTGAGTTTGGAGAAGGTTCTACTTTCCCCCAAGTTATAGTAGATGATAATCATATTGGAGGATGTGTGGATACAATTCAATATCTTAAAGAACAAAATTTAGTTTAATGAATAAAAATATATCATGGTAAATGATAATGAAGATAAAAAAAGAAAACTAAATAAAAATGAACCTCAAATTAATCGAGGTATTGAATTATTACTACGAAATAGGAGGAAAGAATCTACACCAAAAACGTTTCAAATGAAATTTGGTAAGATGATTTCTCTTTTTCGTAGAGAGTTTCATTTTTTTATAGAATTTCATTTCGATATTAGAAAAAAATAAACTCTCTGGAGAAAGCAAATGGAACTATCAATCATTTTGACCTTTACAACTTTATTTTGCGTAATGTTCCTTTTCATCGGTTTAATTGGTGGTTGGATTTTTAAACAATATCAAGTAGAAAGAATTTACGGTATTCGCAATATTCATCCAGAATTTCTTGATAATAATGGAAATATAATTCCCGATGAAGTATTAGCTGTTCGTTTTGAAGAGGGATTTTTTGATGATGAAGAATATGAAGGTGATGATGAAAATGAAGAAGATTAATAAATAACCAAAATCACTATGTTAAACTGATTTGTATTAAAAATTATGGCGATAACTAAAACAAAACCTAAAGCAACAATTGAAACTTTACCTTCAAATCCTTTTATATTTGAAATTCTAAATTTAGTTTCAAAACAAAGATCAAATTCTAAAAAAGTAGAAGTCCTAAAGAAATATGATGATTTATCCTTGAAAACTATTTTGATTTGGAACTTTGATGAGACTGTAATTTCTTTACTTCCTGAGGGAGATGTTCCCTATGCAAGCACGGGAGAGCAGACTTCTTACAGTGGAACATTAAGTGGAAAAATTGAAGATGCAGTTTCTAAAATGGAAGAAATGAATTCAAATTCTCTTGGATCTATGGACCAAGGTAAATCTTCAATTAGAAAAGAATACCATATGTTTTATAATTTTGTAAAAGGTGGTAATGATGGATTAAGTTCTCTTCGTAGAGAAACTATGTTTATTAACATTCTACAGGGACTTCATCCACTTGAAGCAGAAATTGTTTGTCTTGTAAAAGACAAAAAACTTCAAACTAAGTATAAAATTACTAAAGAAATTGTGAGTGAAGCATATCCTGATATTCAATGGGGTGGGCGTTCGTGAGTAAATTGCATGATGTTGTAAAAAGAGCACAGGGGAAATCTATGACAGAATCTTCAAATAATGAAAAGCAAGTTTTCCCTCAAGAATATGGTTGTGATATTCTTCTTCAAAATACATCTATCGATAAAGTAAAAGATCCTTCTTTTCCTAATGATGCGTATTTAATTTGGTATGAAGTGGATGGAAAATCTTTTATTGATCTAGTCAGAGGATCTAGAGTCCGTATCTTTGATATGTATTATGATAAGTATGGTTCTGGATCTGTTAAAAAAATTGATTTTGGGTATGGGAGAACAAATCCTAAACTATGGGGTTATCAAAAGTCAGAAAAGAAAAAGAGAAAATGAATAAAGGATTTAACACTGATTTAGAAGTTGAATTTGAACTTCCTAAAAATGATTTAAATAAACTTTTAAAGCAATATAAAAAAGTAAAAAAATATCAAAAATCATCTCTCTACGCTATCAAAACATTAGATGGGACAGAAGAGATTGTGAGTTCCTTAATCAAAGAAGCGGAGGAGAATCCACTGTAAAATGGGAAAGCATTATCTACTTAACTTGTATGGATGCTCGTTTGTTCTTTTGGACGACGAGCGTTGTCTCATAGACTTATTAGAAAACGCGGCAGTTGCAAGTGGTGCTACTGTGGTTCAGACTATTTCTAAAAAGTTTGAACCACAGGGAGTCACTGTTTTATGTCTTTTAGAAGAGTCTCACATTTCAATCCATACATATCCAGAATTAGGTAATTGTTATGTGGATATTTTTACTTGTGGAAATTGCAATCCAAAAATAGGTGTGGATATAATTATTGAGCAATTGCATTCACAATCTCACGATCTTAAGTATGTTGATAGATAAATAATGATGCCTTTAGAGTTCGGCAAAACTTAAGGCATTATGAGAAGAGATTATTCTCTTCTCATTTTTAATATAAATATAAATGCCGAACTCAAAAAATAAAATGTCTAAAGGGATAATTTATTGTGCTCATTGTATTATTAGTGGAAAAAAATATATCGGGCAAACAATTAATAATTTGAATGCAAGAAAAAGTAAGCATAAAACTGCCGCATTGAAATATAAAAAAAGAAATAAATTTTATTCCGCAATAAAAAAATATGGTATTGATAATTTTGTTTGGGGGATAATTGAAGAAGTTAATATAGAAAAACTTGATGAAAGAGAAAAATATTGGATAGAACATTTTTCTACCTTTAAATTTGGATACAATTCCACATTAGGTGGAGAAAAATATTGTAATCCTAATAGATGGAAAAAATTTGTAATAATGGATCCTACTGGAAAAATTTATGAAGGTGAAAATGTTACTAAATTTTGTAGAGAAAATAATCTAACAAATCATGTTTTATCTAGAGTAATTTCTGGAAAATTAAAATCGCATAAAGGTTGGAAATTGCCAGAAACTACTATTAAAAAAAGAGATTTTAATACTGTAATATCTCCTGATGGTGAAATATATGTCCTTGAAAATATATCGCATTTTTGTAAAGAACATAATTTATCGGTAAGTCATATTATAAAGGTATTGAATGGAAAAAGAAAACACCATAAAGGTTATTTTGCTATTAATAATGAAAGATAAAGAAATAGTAAAATAGTATAACATTTTACAAACCTACTTGACTAAATTACTATAGAAGTCTATAGTACTTCTACGTTCATCTCATTAAATGAGACGCAAGTAGGACGACGCGGAACGCAATTTCGTTCATTTGCTATTTGCGAATAGCAAACGGAAACGCCGCCCAAAGGAACGGGACTTAAACATCTCATTTCTTAAGGAGCAAAAACAATGGCAAAAATCGTATATAGAGGCGTAGAGTATGATACTCAAAAGCGTCTTGAGTATCAACAGCAAATGATGCAACAACCTCAACAATACAATGAAACCTATCGTGGTGTTAAGTTCGTAAAGGAGGGGCATAAGTGATGAAGAAACTTAATGTGTTGCAACTCATAAAAGAGCAAAAGCAAAAAGAAGAGAGGCGCAAAAAAGCATCGCTTGCCACTTTATTGGCAGCAAAATAACATAAGAGGGGGACTTGACTCCCCCTCTTTTTTTATGTATAATTACCTTTGTCGAGGTTGATAAAAATGGATAGAGAAAAGATTAATCTCATTGTAAGAAACCTTGAGACTTTAGTTGAATGTCTCAAAAAAGAAATTGATTTTGAAGTTAAAGAACCTCAATATGAGGAAGTTAAATATTTTCTAGATGATTACGACGAAGTATTTTATGAAGAGGAGGACTGATATAATGTACGATGAGTTTGTGTTTATGAAACCAGAAGTTAAACTTGTATCTGTAACACCAGATGCAGAGAAACATATGGCATATTGTGCTCGTGTCTCTAATCCAGCAAATCAAGAGAATGAAAAGTTTTCTGGATTACTCAAGTATTGTATTCAACATCAGCATTGGAGTATCTTTGAACAAGCT